AGTGGTAATGACTACGAAAGCGGGTAAAGCTGATTGATCGCATCACGAATGAGAAGAGCATCTTCCTTGCCAAGGCTTAGCTTTATTTCACCCACTTGATCGTTGTCGTCGTGATACTTGATGGTAAGGCCAGAGCCGGGCTCTACGGCGCACTCGGTAAAGCAGTCTTCAACTGTCCACCACCACTCGGGTTCAGATTGACAGCGTTTAATGGTTGTTACTGGCATGGTTTGACTAGCCGATCTTGATTTCGCCATCAGACATTTGAATCACGGCATCGCCGGTCATCTTGATGCTGCCACCCTCTTTGGTGGTGATGGTGACGCCTTCAACCAGTTCGGCGGCGTGCTTGACCAGCTCGGTCACGTCTTCGTCGTTGTCTTGGGCGCGGATCTCAAGCTTCGTGGCTGGAGTCCGAGTCTTCCATTCTTTGTTTCCGTCAACGCGGGCGTACTCTTCGCCGCCTGAACGGAAGACGAGATCGTTGTCGTAATCTGGTTTGGTCATGGTCTCCAGGGGATCGTGGCCAGGGGCAGGAGGTGCAAACTCGCTGCCCAACCACATTACCACGCATTAAAAAGGGCGGTGTGTACCGCCCCAGACGTTTTAACGAGTAGGGTTACTGGCTCTAGCAAGCCATCAGCACGCAGGGTACGCAGTAGCTGCCATCGTCATAGGTGCAGGTGATGTGGTTGGAAGTCACCTTGGCAATAGTTTTACTGCGGACGATGTCATCGTCTTGGGGCTTGGCGGTGCCGTCCCCAGCAGACATCAGCAGTTGACCGCGATGCACCGGAATCCCTGCTGAGATGCGGATGATGAAGTCACCCGTCATTGCGCAGTAGAAGTCGTCGGTGTACGTGTCATCGTCATCGTCCCAGGCTTGAAAAACACCGGAAACGTTTGGATCACCTTCAACGTCGCTCACTTTCATGCGGTTGAGTTGTTCATTATCTTCATTACCCCAAGCGCACATCTCGTCGATGTTGCTAAGAACGGTGCCACGGAGGATCTCGGTACGCTCTGCTCCACCAGGGAGTTGAGACCAGCGGCTTAGGTGAGCACCGTTGTAGCTGACGGTAGTGCCGGAAACTGAGATTGAACCCTCTTGTGTGCCATCTTGAGCAAAAAGAACCAGATCGCCGTCACTTGACTTCCTGTTGACAAAAACACCAGCACTGCCGTCTGCATTCGCAAGAACACGCCCTGAACTTAATTGAACCCCAGTAAGATCGGAATAAGAGAATGTCGGAGCGGTAACCCCCACGGCGACTAGACCAGCATTCGTAATCCTCATCCGTTCCGTCGGGCTGCTCGCTCCGTCGGCGGTAGTGGAGAACACTAATCTGCCGGGATAGTCATTCGTCCCAGCAGTTGCATCGGCTATACAGTCAATTCGAGCAAACTCACCATTGTTGTTTGCTGCAAATGCAATCTGACCAATCTCATTCCCGGCGACGATGCTCGTGGGCGCAGTGCCCACTCGAAGAGCAATAGAGCCAGGACCGGTGCCAGAAAAACTGTTGCCTTCAATCTGCAAACGAGCGTATGGCGCAACCCCTGCCGTGCCAGACACAGAAGACGTGCCAACTAAAAAACGCGAACTGGCGTCAAAGCGTGCCGCTTCACTACCGCCGACGATGAATTGGATACGATCACTTTCTGGCAAGTTAATGCCAGTATTCGTGTCTGCTCTGCAATGGAACGAAGGGATCGCCGCAGTTCCAGAAGTTGCTGCAATCCTTCCGTTTACGTCCAGTTCAGCAACAGGCGTCGTAGTGCCAATCCCTACACGCTGTGAGGTGTCAACAGTCAAGGCGACAGTACGGTTCGTTCCTAGCTGAAGCTTGTTTGAGCCTACCGTTTCCACAAGTACGTCAGACGACGTACCGCCTTGAACTCGGCCATAGTTGGCAATTTCAAAGATTTCGGTTCCGCCGTGCAGAAGTGCAAACTTAGGGCCGTAGTTAGAAGTAGTCGCACCGTTAATGTGGACATCGGTATAGACAGAGGCGGAACCTGCGCCAACGGTTAACAATGCGCTTGGACTCGAAGACCCTATCCCTACGAGCCCTGCCGATGTGATGCGCAGTTTCTCGCTGATTGATGCGCCTCCAGTCCAGAACTGAAGCTGCCCATCAGGAGTATTTGTAAGCATTGCCTGACGCTGTGCGCCTGACAAAAAACTAAGTATGCCGTTTCCACTGGATCCGCCCTGAATCTCTACAACGCCTGTATTTACTGAAGATGCAGTATTAGATACTGTTAAAACAGTTGCGCCACCAAAACCAGTTACGTTTGGAGTTGATGTTCCCACGCCCACGAGCCCTGCCGAGGTGATGCGGAGGCGTTCTTGAACAGCTCCAGATCCAGGGTAAGTCCAAAAACTTAAGTTAGATGGAGTACCATCATGAGAATACGCGCCAACTGTCGCAACATAATCACTATTGTCATATCCCAAAGAAATAGCAGTTCCAGAAGATTTCTGAAAGCGCCCTACTTCATAAAAATTGCCAGACCATATATTACCTCCAACAGCGTGGAGCTTTGTTCCTTGCGTGCCACCAGTGCCAACACCTACATCACCATTTGAATTGATGAACAACCTGCCAGACCCACCAGTGCTGATGGCTACTTGGTCTGCGCCGGGGGAGTAGATGCCGGTATTTGTGTCGCCGGTGAACGTGACGGTAGGAGCAGCAGCAGAACCAAGCGCGTGGCTGACGATGCCGGTGGTTTGAACGGTCTGGCTGCCGAAGTCAGGGCTGATCTTTGTGCCAGCGATAGCAGCCGCAGCATTTACATCCTCGTTGACGATGGTGCCATCAGCCAGCATTGTGCTGGTGATCGTGCCTGTATCCCCGGATGTGATCACGGTGCCGCTGCGATCAGGCAGCGTGATGGTGCGATCAGCAGTTGGATTGGTGACTGCAAGAGTTGTTTCAAACGCATCAGCAGTGCTGCCCTCAAAGGTCAGGCTGCCAGTGCTGCCGATTTCAAGGTTGCCAGTGATCGTCAGATTGCCGCTGCCATCTGGTATCGGCAGATAGGCCAGGCTATTCCAGTTGGTGCTGCCGTTGCCGATCTTGAACTTCTTTGTATCCGTCTCGTAGCCGATCTCACCCGATAACAGGATCGGATTTGCAGATGTCCAATTTGCAGCGGTGTCTTTCCGCTGCGCCATCTGAACACGGATAGTTGTAGCAGTCATGATTCAGCACCACCAGCCTCGATAATAAGTGTGGCCGCGATAGCTGGAGCAGCATCGTCAGCTTCAAGGATGAATGGTGCAGTGCCTGTCATCGCATAGGACGTGAACGATGCCTCAGCACCAAGGGCGGCAGGCTCACCGGTGAGCGCATATAGCAGGAAGTTACCGATCAGAGCTGTGAGCTCTACGGTCACATCGGTGTAAACACCACGTTGCACCTCTTCTGGCTTTGCGGCGTAGCGATAAAGCGCATCAGTTGGCACCACCACAGCACTGCCCCAGAAGCTTGTCGGCAGCGTGAACGTCCGATGGCTGCCGTTCATGTCTAAGTAGTGATTGCGAATCTGCGTTGCCTGCGACTGCACCAGATTCGTATAGGTCAGAATCAGCCGATAATTGCTTTGCCGCAACGAGTGCCTGAACAGAACAGGAGCACCGATCAACGTCTCTTCTGTGCTGACATTCAGGCCACCGAGATCGTACTGAAAGCCTTCCGGGAGGATGGTTGGATAGCTCATATCAGATACGGCGGCAGCAGCTGCAGCTCTACCGTAGCGTTGGTGATATCACAGGATTGATCGATCACTGGCGCCGACAGGTATCGCCAGAGATAGTCCGCTGGAAATGTCAGATTGGTGGCTGAGAGCGTGGTGGCGCTCAGATCGAAAGGCTGAAACGTGCCATGCAATGCGTAGTGGCCCACTAGGTTGAAACTCTCTGCTGATGACAATCGCGTAAATGTCATGCGCAGGATGTGACCCACTGAGGCGTTGCTGTGGCGCACGCTGCTTTCGTAGCCATCAAGCACTGCAAACTGAGTGCTAGCGATAGTGCCAGGCGTATAGGTCCGAGTGGATGGTGTCAGTGCTGGGAAGGTGGCCATGATTTTATGCGCAGGGGACTTGCCATGCAACAGCGCCTGCGCCGCTCCAGGAAACGGTGTAGGTGTGATTCACATTTCTGAATCCATTCGTGGCACTCAGGGGAGTGACGGTCACGGTTGTATTGTTTGTGAAAGTCAACGTCCAGTTGAAGCTATTAGGTCCGCACGAACCAGTGTCTTGGCTGAAGACAACTGTTTTCACGTCAGTGTAGGTGTACAACGTGCTAGCGCCGACTCCGATTGTTGTGAACGTGGTGCAGGGAGTCAATGGCGGGAATACGGTGTTATAGTTTTCAACCGTGCCAGCGCTTCGTTGCAATGTCCACGTGCCTCCAGCCGTGTTGCCAGCCGGTGGCGTGGTGCCGCTGATATTGCCACCATAGATTGCCGACGCAGGTTGGCATTGGGTTGCAGCAGTTGTACCGAGTGGGCGTGATTCGCCGTAACCTGTGGATGTTGATGGATCTAGACAACGGCCCACTGCTGTGATGAAGTGATCGATTTCACTTGTGGTGATTGAAAGCGTATATGCTCCATCGATGGCTTCGTTTTGACAGGAGATCTCCGTTTCGACGCCAGTGTCTTTATTGATCTTCGACCAGCACACTTGACCGTTACATCCAAGATTGGATTCAGAAATGCTGAGCGTGTCGCCAGTGCGCGGCGCATCTCCAGTGCCGCTGCCGCCAGTGATGTAGTTAGGCGTGATTGTTGAGGAGTCAGCCTCCAATGGGTCGGCTGGATTGCCCCAATCACCAATGGGGGTTTGCCCACCACTGGGTTGCCCAGCTGGCTGACTGACGTTGGGGCCAATAGGTGAGCTACCACCGAGTGGCCATTTTGATTCGGTTGGTGCAGCAAGGTCAACTGTAGTTTCAGCCTCAGTAGGTGGATCAAAGTTGCCGCCACTAGCTGGATAGTTGATACCACCGCCGCCTAGCCCGGTGTTGTCTGATGATGAGTTTTCATCACAGGCATAGTCGCTGCGGCCTGCCGAGATCGTGAATCCAGGCGCTGTTGCTGCCGCAACTTCAAGCGCTACCAAGCTGCGCCCTTGGCTATCGATTGGGAAGTGGGTCAAATCAAAAACGCAGGCGCCGCTAGCCGTCTTCTCAATCCGCTCCACTTCATAAAGAAAATCGTGGTAGCCGAGTGCTGTTGTTGCAGTCTCACGGCGCAATCGGACGCGAACGATATCGCCCAGTTCAAGCGTGCTGTTGTAGCTGCTTGGCCTTACGTTTAGCCGCAGCGTATGCGTGATGTATTTGCGTCGCGCCAGCCGAAACGCGCCGACCTTCACGGCATGAGTTTCACTAGCGCAGAACTGGCTGAGATCGTATTGCTCGAATGGGCCAGCCGTTGCCTCGCCGGTGTAGCGCACTTCAGTGGTGCGGGGGAAGCCGATATCAGAGTCTGGCTGCTGCCGCCACATCATCTGCAGGCAGATTGGCTGGCGGTCAGCCAAGGAGACATATTCGATCTCAAAACCATCCTGCAGCAGATGATCCTCTGTGAACGTGAAGTCCCATCCGATCGCTGTGGTCTTGATCGTGTGATCACCGTTCACAGGTAGCCGTGGCTTGAATCCGAACTTGCCGTTTGATTCGATCAGGCGCAGCAGGAAATCATTCCCAATCTGTTCAAGCCATTCGTCTAGGTTGCTGCTTTCCTTGAATACTCCGTTGTAGAGCAACCCATTGGTCTGGCAGAAGTTAGCCGCGGCCAGCATCTTGGTGCTATCGATCAACGTGGAAGGGATCCGGCCTGATTGGTTCATCAGATACAGGGCCAGATCGATCACGTTATTGCTGGGGCCAAGCGTGCTGTCAATAATGCGCGTGACCTGCATCCCCTCGCGCACGAACACATGCACCTGTTGCTCCCATCGGTCGCTGCCATCCGGGAATGTGTTCACATAGCTGAGCGTCGTCATGTTGGCGTAGCGCCCTGACGTGCCGCAGTAGTAGGGGCATGACCACGGCGTTGTGTCTACGACTGTGGTGACGAAGTTGCCAGGGAACCACGTGCCTGCTCGGCGATCATAGGTTTGATTCCATGTGCCTTGACGGCATGGCCCAGCAAAGACATCTTTGACCGGAATCGTTGGTAGCTGACCTTCGCTCAGCACAAGGTGCAAGCTGACCGTTAGCGCATTGGTCGTGCCATCGTTTTGGTATCTCGCCTCAGTTGCACCAGGGCTTACCAAGATGCCGCCAACATTGCTGACGCGACGGCAGAACACGATCGGCACCGGATCGCCGATCTTGTATGCCACCTGTTGCGCCGTGAGATCATCTGCTGCCTCTGCTGCAGCTTCATTCAGAACAGGATCAGACAATCCGCTCTGGTAAGCCAGCAGTGCCAATGGATCAGAGATGTTCAGCGTCATATCCGAAGCGGCACACCGATCAGGTAGCTGGTGAACTTACGCGGCGGCACTTGCGCGCCAACTGGTGACAGGCTACTGCCGAGCTCGATTTCAAGCCTGGTGAACGTGCCAGAAATGCCGACCACCTCAGCGGTGTAGCTGGCGATTAACTGCTGGCTTGCTTGTGGTGCGGTCTGATCAAGGCGGCTATCGAACTCATAGACCTTTAGCTCGCAGAAGCGGCCGTAACTCAAGGCTAGGTTGAATGCTTCCACCACACTATTGGTGGCTGGCACAGTGACCGTAACAGACTTGCCACCGCTGGCACCAGATTCCACGATGCCATTCGCATTGAATGGCAGATAAGACCAGCTTGCGCTGTCGAGCGTGACGGTCTGATTCACGTAATAGGCCTGCCACCGCGCATAGGTGGTGGTGGCATCGAAGATGCGCAGGTATTGGCTCTGGGCTCTATTGCTCATCAGTAAGCACCCTGATAGCGACGGCCGCCATAGGATCGGCTGTTCTTAAAGATCTGCGTGCCAAAATCAGACAGCGCACGTTCAAGATCGCCGATCGTGACGTAGCGCTGGCCATCTTGTTGCAGCACCGGGCCAGTGGTGATCTGCACGGTGGTGTTCGCCGCACCGCCACCGCCCATTGGGCCAACCACACCACCATCAGCGAAGGCAGGAATGACTGACCGGCCACGCATCCCGCCAAGGTAGTTGGCCGCGGCCGTTGCCATCTTGGATTCAGGCACGATGTATTCGCGTTCGCCACCTTCGCCAACCATGGCTAAGGTCGGTCCACTGACCACACCACCAGCAGCAAAGGCTGGCACGCTCACCTGCGGGATTAGTGGGATGTCGGCGCTAGGCAGGCGGTTGTAGCCGGCAATCAAGGCGTTGATGGTGCGCGTAGTGTTATTGATGCCATTGGCGATGAACTGCAGCAATCCTCTAAAGATTGACTTGATTGCGTTGACTGCTCCTGTGAAAGGCGCCTGGAGTGCTTTGCCTAGCTGAGCGAAGCTACCTGTCAGGCTAGTGACAAGCACTTTGCCGAATTTAATTAATGGCTCCACATAAAGGCTATAAAAAGCCTTGCCCGCCATCTGCCATCCTGCAGCAATGGCTTTAAGGACTACTGCGATTTGATCACGGAAAGCATAGATCGCAATGCCAGCAGCAACTAGCAAAGCAATCCAGCCGACTGGGCCAGAAAGCACGCCAGCAACAATCGCAAGCAATCCTTTGAATGCAACGCCAACAGCAGCCAGGGCGGGTACCAATGCACCAAGGTATCCAGAGATGGTGGCAAAGATCGCGCCACCAGCGAAGACCGCAGTCAAAGCGCCCCACACTGTGGCAATCGCTTGAATGGCTGGGGCCAAGATGACAAATGCTGCAGCAAGCGCAGCAACACCAGCAATGAGCTGTTGCAATGGTTCAGGCAATGCAGCGAATCCCTCTGCTAATCCAGCAATGCCCTGAGCAACGCTTGTAATCAGTGGCAGCAATGCCGTAACCGCTTCATTGAAAGGCCCTGAAACTGCAATGGCTATCGCATTAATTGAATCATTGAATTTATCGGCAGCCTGCGCCATCTCAGTGTCGATAGTTGCTGAGTATTGACCCAATGCAGCGCTGCCTTCATTCAGCATCGGGATCAAGTTGGCGCCGGCTTTGCCGAATATCTCCATGGCTAGCGCAGTTTTCTGCGCGCCATCAGGCATCTTGGCAAATACATCAGACACGCTGAGCATGATCTGATCCAGGCTGCGCACCTTGCCGTTGGCATCGGTGGCGCTGACGCCAATCGACTGCAGTGCCTTGCTGGTTTGCGATGCCGGATCAACAACACCACGGGCAAGCCGGCTCATTGCCTTGGCTACTTCATCCACTGATGTGCCGCTATCAGCAGCAGCAGCGCCAAACCTGCTGAGGCTTTCAACGCCAACACCAGTGCGCTTACTGAGATCGTTCAGATTGTCTGCAGCATCAATAGATCGCTTGGCTAGCGCGCCAAGGCCGGCAATGGTTGCCGCGGGGACCAGTGCGCCAAGGCCGCTGCCAATTGATTTACTGAGTGCGCCTAGCCTGCCGAACGCACCGGATGCTGCATTGGCCTGCGTTGTCGTACGACACAAGGCAGCATTCAGACCATCGATCTGATTGGTGCCATCAACCTTGGCGCGGATGGTCAAGGCAG